CGCTGACTAGCAGCGACAATATCTTGTATAAAGAATGCACGATCTTTGGTGAAATCATCGACAGTATGTAAGGGTGTATACGAAGCTATTGCTCGACCGTAATGGAAACCATTTCCATTGAGCATTATTCTAACCTTTAGCGTACATCGCAGGAGGTTATAATTTACTATACGGTTTAGCACCCTAGGATTCTCAAAGAAATCCTGCCAAGGATTGAATGATTCAAATAGATTTGTACCGGTGCCCCATGCATATGAGCGTATCTTCAGTGGACGTGAGAAGAAATTTCCCAGGTCTGCGTCATTAGAATCAGCCACAGCAAATGTGGGGTCTGGCATACTATCTACGGTGTAATCCCATTGTGGAGCCATATCTCTGAACTGAACGTTCTGATGAGTTGTCTCCAAGTTTTCCTCATTTATTGTTATATTAAATTTGTTCTGTGTATTAGCAAGTCGTCATTAACGTTGATGTGGGAGACTCATCCCACATTACGTGTGTCAATCTTGCGTGCGGCGAACACTCCCCTGAATAGGGGTACTTTACGAGGAAAGTGCCTATCTCTGCAAGCCTATGCTTCATTCTACGACTGACTAGTTGAACGAAACACGGTCATCCAGTACAGAGATCCTCCTTTTGGTGTAATTGGACGTGGTAGGTTACGCCCAGAGGGATGCATTTAATGTCTGCCCAAGACTTAGCTGCTTAAGTGTACTTGTCTTTCCACTGCTGCAAGCGATCATCATAAGATTCATGAAGAACGCTACAACCGTGGGCTATATCAGCACGCTTTGCAACTTCTAACATTTGCTCACGCCTAAGTTCATAGACTTCGCGTCCATGTGCAAACCATTCACGTAAACCTCCATCGATGTTCTGCATCGCTTGTTGTTCACGTGTTAATGCTTTGGATTTTAGTGTGGCATGTAAGCTCTTGAAGATTGAATCTTCATCCAGAGCTCCCATGATCAAGCCAGTATCCTCGCAATATACATTGGCGCGTTTGAGCAAATCTGCCTCCTCATCTATCATATACTCAGTAGGTTCGGATTCCTTATCAGGCATAGTGAATTTCATATCACGAGCTTCCAAGAACTTTGCCACAGTGATGTGGTTAAATTCGGGGAAATCCTCGTGTACGGAACTCTTAGCATCATCACCATAAGTGATGAGAGCGCACACTTCACGAAATGGAGGAACGTTTTCACGTGCCTTCATAGTGTAGTAATAAGCGCATCTGAATAGGAGTGCATTAACAATGGAATTGATGTACACTGTTAGGTTTTGTCCCGAAGGATTAGACCCAATCAACTGAAGCAATGTACCATTGAAAGCCATGAGAGGATAAGCAATATCACTTGCTACACCCTCCATGATCTTGATATCATTGTCAGTATAATTGTCTGTCAACTTCGCGAAATCAATTAAGACTCGGAAAGCAGCCAGAATCAGCTGTGCAGGCATACGA